GCTCTCATGCCCCAAACACAGGTAGAAGTTGAGAGGGTACTTGAGATACGGAGACTTCGACACGAAGCCAGGGAACTCCGTAGGTCTTTGATAGACTTATACGAGACATACCGGGTATCGTACCCGATCACAGATGAGGAACTCTTAGAACATCCAGAAATAGTAACAATACATCGCAACTTGGAAGAAGTATATGTTAAAATCGAAGAATTGAGAAACCGTGGTGAATTATATGTGAATACCCAAATAAAATTTACCCGTAAGTGTCCAATTGAGGAATGTAAAGGATTCCTAAACGAAGATTATTTCTGTGGTTTGTGCCGTAATAACTTTTGTAAAGACTGTTTAGAACCCTTCGGGGATGACCATGTGTGTGACCCACAAATTGTAAAGACGATGAAGTTATTAAACCGAGATAGCAAGTCGTGTCCCAAATGTGGAACGGTAATATACAAATCCAGTGGGTGTTCACAAATGTGGTGTATCAACTGTCACACGGCGTTCGATTGGAGATCTGGTGAAATCGCAACTGGGCGTATACACAACCCACATTTTATCGAATTTAAGAGGAAAGGGGGTGTGAGCAGGGAACATGGAGATATCCCATGTGGTGGTATACCGACGTACAGGGAGCTGCGTCAAGCCGGGGCATCCGACGAATTACTTAATCTATCAACCTATATCTTTTATGCTGATAGGGAGAATGCGTACATTGACTTGGAACCTATTGATAACTTACATGCCCGTGTTGCGTATATGCTCAATCAACTTGACGAAAAGACGTTTAAGACATTTTTACAGAGACAGGAGAAATATAAGGATAAGATGAGGGACATGTCGCATATATTCGAAATGTTGACCCACACGGGTGGAGATATCCTCCGCCAATTTATACTCGAACCATCACGACAACCGGAATTCATAGACTTGTTATCAAAATTGTTCATGTATGGAAATGAAATTTTTGAAACAATACGGAAACGATATAATTGTGTATTACCAAAAAATTTATATTTCTAAATACTAAGATGAATGATAGTTTGATCATACTCATACTAGCTCTCGTAATTTTGTATATGTTACCGAGGTACCCCGAGCCAACGTTGATAGAGAATTTTATCACAGAAGAGGAGCGAAGACACATCATACAAGAAGCATCTGGTAAACTCGAACCGTCGACCATCTCGACAGACAAGAAGATTGACACAAGTTTTCGTAAGAGTGATACCGCGTGGTTGGGTAGAGATGATAAAATTGTTGATACCGTGATGAGAAAATGCCTGAAACACACAGACAGACCTATAGATAATTGTGAGAAACTCCAAGTTGTTAGATACAAAGCTGGTGGGTACTATAAACCCCATCAAGATGCGTTCGCTAATGAGGAGAATATGCGGGTGTATACATTCATACTCGCATTGAATGATGGATACAGTGGTGGTGAGACTGTATTCCCAAACATAAATAAGAGCTATACACTCAAGGCTGGTGACGCGTTATTTTTCGATACATTAGACAACTATAATCTCATGACAGCCAGGGCTTTACATGGGGGTAAACCAGTAAAGTCGGGGGATAAATGGATTTGTAATTTATGGGTAAGGAAATACCCTTATCCAGAAGGGTTTCCGTCGTCTCATTGATCTACGACGGCGATCGGTACGCCTCCTTTTAGGTTTTTTGATCCTTGAAGCCAATTTTTTTATAAAATAAAGCTCATACGTGAATTTTTTAAAGCGATCATCATCCTCGGATAGTTCTATATTCTTTTTGTAAATTGTACTCCATAATTTCTTATATTTTACATCTGGAATCATTAAACATTTATAATACTTTGTCACGAATTCAAATAGTTGTAGTGTGAGCGCATCCCTTATATCTCCAATTGGTTTGGAATTAATTTCTGTGAGAAAAGTACTTATTTTATGCATCATCTCACGCTCCGTGAACAGATCGAGATACGTAAATTTAGAACACGAGAAACAGCGGACACCACCGTTATCTAAGTGATTAAAAGTACACTTATCACAAAACTCGTGGTCACATGATAATTTCGTTTTATAATACATCGGTTTGTCACAACGTCTACAGATATCATCTACCACGTGTTTATGATCACCGCATAAATGGGTGTCGTCGATGACATGTTTCTTACACGGAAAATTATCAGGTCCACAAGCGATGCATAACATTCTTAGATATATTTATATTACAAAACTTTAATACATATGTCATCGTATTTAGAATTACCAACATACACGTATGACGAAATGTCGACAATTGAAAAACGGTTGTTCAGACGAGATTTTGAAAAACCCGTCGTTATAAGGGGGTTGTATAACCCAAGGGCTAAAAAAATGGATATAGATACTGTCGTTTCGATGTTTGGTGATGTCGAGTTGCCGATGGAGACGTATGAAATAGAAAATGCACCCAGGTCCTTTTCTGGGGTAGAAGAACACACGATGAAATATATGTTTAATCATTGGAAAACAAACAAGTTACCATCTTTATACTGTGCGGAAGTGAATCTATTCGAACAACCCGTATCGGAAAAATTGATGAAAGCCTTACATAATCCGAATACAGAATATAGGGAAATCGACAGTTTTTTATTATTTTTAGGTAATAATCATAAAACTGAATTACATTTGCATATCAGTGACGATTATATATTAAATCAATTATTCGGGAGTAAAACGATTTACATATTCGAAAATTACGACAATGCAAATGTTCGTAAAAATTCATTTTTGAATCTCACTAAATCCAATTTTGCTGTAAACGATTTTTTCGAAATGGATCACAGTAAAATGAAAATTTATAAAACCACACTACATCCGGGTGATAGTCTAATTATTCCACCGTGGTACTGGCATGCTACAGATGGACATGGACTTAACATGTCCATCACACAGACTTTTTTGAGACGAGATGAATCTTATATATGGAAAAATCCAAATTTATTACTTGATTATTATTTTGGGGATGGACCAGAGCAGTTGATAGGTATGTTCATGGTTATTATAATTCTATTTTTCATTTTAAGGCGTCAAAGTTGATCTCGAACCCGTGTTCTGTTCGCCATGTGGAGTGCCTCAACGTCCGCCTTATTCTGCCCTGTGTATGGGACGGCGTACCCATTGTCACACATCCACTTGTTTACGTTGGTCCAGATACCCTCCTCACACACCCAAACCTCGGCGAGAACACGACCAAACTTACCCCTAGAGTCAGCCTCGGGGCATCTGAGTTCGATTTCGATATCATCCTTCTCAGATGCGACCGCCTTCATACACCACTCCTTGAGCTTCTTCTTGGAGAGGAGACCAAACTTCTTCTCCTCTACATCAGATGTGCGAGACTCGGGGGTGTCGATACCCAGTAGGCGCACACGCTGCTTCGTGCAGACATCAAAGCCAAGGTCGATGGCGACGTCGATAGTATCACCATCGACAACCCTCTCAAGGGAGGAGACACGGTACTTGAAGTTACAGGGCTCGACGTTGTAGGAAGACATTTTCTATTCTCAAGACACTTAAAATCTTTATGCTACGTTAAGATATGAAATGTATCGCAACTTTTTCCGAAAATAATTTGTACAAAATCAAACTGGCAAAGACTCGTAAGAATGTTCTTGAAGGTATGTACAGACGACCGAGTATTGTGGAGGTGCGTCCGATTAGAGAAAATCTGAGACTTCGTTTACGCTTCACTGAAGCGATAAAAGAAGCACAGGAAATATGCGAAGATAACATAGAGTCCCAGGAGTGTCACTGGGCATGGTACGAGGTGGATGAATTGGAGGACTCTCTCATGCGTCAATGACGACCGTAGGTGGTTCGTCGTCGTATCCATAGAATTTGATGGAAACGCCATAGAGTTCATTGAGTCTAGGGTGTAGGTCCTCATTTATGAACCATTTCCATTCACGCAAATCTGTAGAAAAGTATTCACATCTATCTTCCCCGAAGCTACGTTCGAGAAGGAAGTCTTCGTAGCGCACCTCTTTCATGAGGGAGAAGACTCCCTCTGGTACGGGGACTGTACCCTTTTTCACCGCATCGAATATGTCGATGACATAATATCCACGTGCGTCGCAGATTATGTTCACTTGTATATCGGGGAATCCTTTGATGAAGGATTCAAGGTCGGCGTTACTCGGGAGAGTTGTGAAGATTGTGGGACCGACTTCATCAGGAATCACCTGTAGGAGTGAGGGGTGTGTGTGATACGCTACGGGTGCATCAGACCACTCTTCCTCAAGAACGCTCGAGTCTATTCGAGCCCTCTCTTTGGAAGTCGCATAGGTGAGACCCTTGTAATTCATACACCTATCGTACTTGACTTTACCTCCATATTCCCACCTATTCTTCGACGACATTTTGCTCACAGATTTCAAATCTCTCACTACGATTTTTGTAATGTGTAAGCGCCGTGCGGTCATCCTACATTCATAATGACATTTTTATCAAGGAGTGTAATCTCACCGAGTTGATCCCATGTGTAGTACTTGATGGATATGCCAAACTTTCTGCGCATGATGGGGTCTATGTAGTTGTTCACAGTTCGTTTCCATTGAGTGGGTGTGGTTTGAAAGTATTCCAGGTTACTCCAGTTCACAGATACACGCTGAAATTCTCTGGAACTCAAGAAGCGATTAAATTCTGCGACAACTTCATCTGGGTTGGGTTTATTCATATTCGTTTCAATGAGAT